CCGTCAGCATCAGCGTCAAATGCACCGTCTGGGGAATCCCCTGACATGGCCCATGCTTTTGCGTTCGTCTCTGACGTTTTGGCATTTATCTCTGACGCTTTGGCTTTTATCTTGCTCGTGCTCGCGGCCTTTTCGCTGGCGCCGGCATTCTCCGCACTAGATTTCGCTGCCTCTTCGCTGGTGCCGGCATTCTCCGCGCTAGATTTCGCTGCCTTTTCGCTAGCGCTTGCATTCTCCGCGCTAGATTTCGCTGCCTTTTCGCTGGCGCTTGCATTTTTTGCCATTTCAGACGCCGTTTCCTCCGCTGTGAAGATTCGCTCTTTCAGCTGTTCGGTTGTCTCATTGCTGCTGATATCAATCGTAATTGTTCGCCCCAGGGTTTCTTTCAATTCCTGCACGATCAGCGTCAGCTTGTCGCCGATCGACTCGATGATCGGGAGCGGATACTTTTCCCCGAGATCCTGCCGCTGGTCAAGCGGCGTCTCGCGATAGATGACGAGTTTCTGCGTCTCCTGGAGCACGCCCGGCTGTTGTGACTCCGCCGGTGCCTGGCCGGGAGCGTAGCCCGGATACGTGACGGTCTTTGCCGTAGTGTCCACGTAGTAGTCATTCGTGAGGGTGCTCTCTACGCCGGATGTCTCGTCATAGACGGCGACCTTGATCGTGTCCGCGTCAATAGCCGCGAACGTATACGGGAAAACTTTCGTCTTGCCATCCCCTTTGTAGATGACTTTCGTCTCGCTGTTGTTGACCATCCATTTCTACCTCCTTTCCGTCAAGAGAGAAGCCCCGCATGTCTGCGAGGCTTCTCTCTTGTTCGGCTACATTACCAATGTATCACGTTTTCCGGGGAATAAAGTGCTGCCCGAAATTATTTTTTCTTTTTCCTCTTGTCTTTCTTGGTCTCCGGTGCCGGTTCCGGTTTCTTCGGGATCTCCCGCTCGACCGGCTTCTTGTCGAACATCGCCGACCAGACGATATTCCAGCCGCCTTCATAGCGGTTGTCCGCGTCGTTCATGTACTGCATCGTTCCCGTGATGGCGTCCACGAGTGTGTTCGTGATGCCCGTATGTGCCGCCGTCAGCGTCGATGCCGCGTTGAGTCCATGCCGTGCGATCTCGCTGTAGGTGATGTGCTGGTCAGGGTGCTTGTATTTCTCCTGCTCTGCAATCTTTTTCAGATACTCCTGCCGCGCTTTCCCTCGCAGTTTCTTAAGTCGCTTCTGCTGTGCTTGCCATTTCTTCGCGTGTTGTTCCTCGATCTCGAGGTCTTTCTTTCCCTTCCGCGCGAGCAGGTCAATCGTCTTTCCCAGCTCCTCGAACGGCTTGAACGCCGTGGAGATGGGGTTGATGCCGCGCCCATACGTCGTCCCATCAAAGAGATACGTGATGGCGAGGTTCGCGATATCACGCACGCCGACGAACGAGCCCGTCGCTGTTGAGAGCAAGTTGCTCCCAAATACGCGCAGGAAGCGCTCCAGAGCGGATACCTCGACGCGCTCTTCCTTCCCGGTCTGCGGGTTCTTCTCCTTGCGGTACTTGTCCTTGTCGTCACTCCCGTCGACGCCGAGTGCGAATTTCAGCATACTGCCGATGAGTGACATCACGACGAGGCGGTAGAACACCGCGCGAGCAAACGGCGCCCAGCGCTTGATCGCGTTCTGTCCCTTCATACCAAACTTTCCGTGACGGTATGCCGCGAAGATGGCATTGAACTGCGTATTGAAGAACGAGTAGAACGTCGTCATGAGCTTGTAGAGCTCTCCGCGCTGCCGCTGAATACTCGAGAGATCCTGCGTCCGCCCGCTGCCGAACGTGTCGCGGATTGCCGCGTCTGCCTGCGCGATGGCGCGCCGTTCCGCTTCCTTGAGCACTTCCTCGTCCGTGAGTATGTCGCGCTCCGTCGCTTTCTGCAGGGCCGCCTCTGCCTCATAGAGTCCTCGATCGAGTTCTTTGATCTTTGCGGTATTCCCGGCTGCCTCCGTTCGCAGATCTTCTTCCGTGCTGATGGCGAACGGTGAGTGCCGTGCATCCTCGATCTCTTTCGCCGTTCCGTGTTTCCGCACACCCAAATGCTTGTTAATTTCCGAAACGTTGTGCGAAAGGTCGTGGATCCGTGCGCGGATACTATCTACTGCCTGCTGTGCCGTGGTTACCGCCTGGATGTTCGCCTCGTTCTCGCGTTTCACCTCCGCTACTTTCCCGGTATAGGCGTCCTTATACGCCCGCACCCAGAGCGGCGCGGAGAGCGCGAGGTCGGAGTAGAGCATCAGGTCGTAGGCATGGGAGCGGATGATCTCAAAAGGGCGCGCGTCGGCCTCGAACATCCCCTCCTGCCGGCCGATGTCGCGATCCATGCTGTTGATGCGGTTCCGCATAAAGACGGACTTATAAAGCAGTTTCTTCGCTTCGTCATAGTGCGCATAGAAGTCCGCAACTGCCGCAAGCCCGTTTGCCGCGCCGAGTTTATCCATTACCGGACCGATATTGGACACGTTCTCGATGACCGGCCAGATCCGATACCCCATGATGGCCATGACGCTGTTCCTGCGCAGGGCGCCGAATACGCGGTCGACCTTCCTCTCCGCGATGCTTTCCGTCCCCGGCAGGATGTTCCAGACGTCCGTCGCCCACTCCTTGAGCACGTCATAGTATTCGCGTCCGAGCGTCCCCGCGACATATTCCTCCACCTTGCGGCTTGTGACGAGACGATATACGTCACGTGCTGGTATGCGGTATGTGATGTTGTGGATGACATTCTGCAAATGCTCTGGGATGACGGAGAACTCCAGCAGCAGGGGGCGAAACACGTCATACTTCGTGCGGGACTTTGTGAAACTCCGGCGCGTACCGAGCGCCTGTGCGCCGCTCATAGTTCCCATAGCCGCCGCATTGAGTTCCTGTTCTGCCGCCTTGCCTGATTTCTCTGGGTTGAACTTCACGGGGTAGTAGCCGCCCTTCATGTGGAGCATCTCCCCGTCCGGCAGCATCACGCTAAACGGAACGGCCTTCGTCTTCTTGAGAGCCACGCCATTGAGCCTTTCCTCCACGGCAACAGTTTCCTTCCAATAGCTGCTGATGTGATCCCACAGATCCTGTACAAACATCCAGTCTTTCTTCGTCATATGTGACTCGACAAAAAATTTGATTTTCTCCCCGTCAACCCCGAGGCCGCCCGCGAGACGCTGCACATTGGTCTTCGTACCGAGATTCAGCGCCGCACAGATGATATTTTCCTTCGACCACAGTTCCTTTTCTCCATTTTCCCCCGCTTGAAAGCTATACTTCTTTTCTTTCCAAGCGCGCCTCTCGCTATGGCTGTATCGAGAGAGGATGTCTTTTAGCGTCTTGTACTCCTGCTCGATGCGTGCGCCTTCTTCCTGCGCTGCTTTCTCGTAAATGCCGTACAGATACCGATGCGCGGCAGGGCCGAGCGCGCGCAGGACTTCCTCCGGTTTTATCATCGCCGCGAGGAATCCCTGCCCCTGCCGCGCGATGAGCCGCCCGACGCCCGGCACCTTCGCAAGCCAGTCGTTATAGCCGAGGCCGCCTTCGTTCTCTTCCACCTTCTTTTCCCGTGTCTCGATGTTCCCGGCGTCGCCGCCGCCCGCGCAGATTTCGCTGACGACTTCTTCGATGTCTTTCCCGCCGATGGTCTTCATGCGGAACTTGTCGCGTCCTACCGTGTAGATGATCGTGAGCGCGTCGAGCGCCTGCTTCAGCTCGTCGTATTTGAGCGAGCTCCACCCGCGGAACTCGTCTCCCTGCGCGACAATCTCGAAGATTTCCTTTGGCGTTTCTTGGATATCGAGTCCCAATTCCATATTCTCGAAGAGCTCATGCAGGGACACACACCCCGATTCCGGTTTCTGCACATCTTTCTTTACGAGGCGGAGAACGTACGCGAGATGTCTATGCCAATACCGCTCATCTTTCGGCAGACGCACAGAGCGCGCGTTCAGCTGCTCCTTGATGCGTTTGATCTGCTTCATGACGTCCTCTCTTGCTTTGGCCGCCCGTTTCCCCATCGCCGCTGAGAGCGCCATCTGCTGTTGCGCCTGCATGGCCATGTCCCAGCGTTTCGCCTTGATCATCTGCCGTACGCGCGCGGCGAGGCGGCGCTGTTCGTTCTCGTAGTGGCGCACGTCGATGATTTCCGCAACCGTCTTCGTTTTCATCGCCTTTTCGGCGATGTCGCGATATACCTTCATGCGGCCCTCGTTCGCTTCCATGACGGCTTTCTCGTTTTCCTCGTCGACCCTCTTCGCCTTCTTGAGCTTCTTGAGCTCGTTTCTGAGGTCTTCTTTTGTCGCCGCGTGGATCATGTTCTCGATGGCAACATAGTCCTCCGGCTTCCATTTCGCCGAGAAACGCAGGCGGTTGATGGCCTGCATGATGTCCTTGACGGCCTTGTCCGTCTTGTTCAGCTTGAGATCGACGTCCTCCGGGAGCGCTGTCAGCTTGTCTTCTACGGACTGCATCGCGCGCTGCGTCTTGGTTGTGATGGTGCGGATGAGCGCCTGCTTTTTCGCAAAGGCCGTCGAGATGAGACTCTGCAACTTGTCGGCGTACTCGCTCGAGTCCATCGCCGCCCGCACGGCCTCCTCCGAAAGATGGCTTTCGATGAGTTCTTCATCGAGCGCGCGCGTGTACTGCTCCATATACGCGTCCAGCGCCTCCTCGATCGGCGGCACCTTCGACGCTTCTTCCAGGTATTCCTCCACAGAGCCGTACCAGTTCTTCACGATGTTCTCTTCTCCGCCCGAAGCGACGACGGCCTGCGTCGCGAGGTATACCGGCTCATTCTGGAGCTCCCTGCGCTTGCGTTCCCGCTCACGTTTGACACGTTCCTCGAACTCGCGCTCTTTCTTTTCTGTCAGATCTTTCATGACGATCTTCATGAGCTTTTCCTTCGCTTCTGCAATGGCACCCTCCCGCCACCTGGCATACGTCTTCGCGTCGTCTTCGTCGAGCAGCTTCTCGCCGCCCGCTTTCGTGACGTCCTTGTAGCGGTCGTCGAGGGACATTTCCTCGATCTCTTCCTCCGTGGCGATCATACGCGCCATGACGCGCTGCACCGGCAGGGATGCGTGCCCGCCGTCGCCCGCGAACGCCTCGTAGATGGCGCGCAGGAACTGCTTGAAGTTGCGGAACACCGCACGCAGCCCCCGCGCCGGGGCCTTACCCTCGCGCAGGTAGAGCTCGAACGCACGCGCGAAGCGCTCCTGCCGCCACCGGCGCTTGAGCCGGTCTGCCGTGTCATAATCTCCGGCCGCCTCCGCATCGATGATTCCCTGCTCACGCTCCCGGAACTCCCGCTTCCATGGCGTCTCCTTGTACTCCTTCGCCGCACCCTTCTCCCAGTTCGCCCAGGCATCGACGAGCTCCAGTTCCTTCTTCGATACCTCGTCAATCTGCGCGAGGTCTTCGAGGTCCATGAGAAACATGTGGCCCATCTCATGGAGGAACGTCGACTCGTCCGCCTCTTCGAGCAGCGTGATCACGCGCCGCCCGTCCGAGTACGGCGTGATATAGCCCTTCCTGCCGCGGTTTTTCTCCTGATTGAAACTAGCTACTTCCTCACCATCAAATGTTACGATAGCATCATAACTATGTGGCTTGGGCATTCGCGCGTCCAGCCCTTCTTCATCATCCGCGATATTCCATTCCAGCATGTAGATATCGCCCCAGCGGAGGTTGACGGACTTCCAGTTCTTCTTCTCAATGGAAGCCATAACATCTCCGGCGTTTTCGCTGCCGTCGAAATCTGCATAGGCTTTTCCATAAGCCGCATAGTCTGCTTTTTCTTCTTCACTTGCTTCTTCCAGAACATGATCCAGTTCTTTTTGTTTCAATGAGAGCCGTCGCTTTTGTTCATCGATGCGACGAACAGTCTCGGTATGCTTTACCGCTCTTGTAGCAGTTTCCCTCGCCTCTTGTTCTCCTGCCAATCTGAGATAATTTTTCTCGCCGCCCGCAAAATCAACGCTCCCACCTCTTGCAAAATTCTCATACGTCTGTATAACGTGCTGCACCTCATGCACGAGAGTTTCCTTGATTTTGTCAGGTTCGCTCTCAACGAATTTCTCATTCAGCTTGATTCCTGAAACAAGCTCCCTCCCGCTTGGATACCTAACAACTTCAACGAAGCCTCGCGTTTTGTCACCGAGATCAGCGAGTTGGACGCTGCGTGTGCCCAGTGCAGGGTAGGCTTTATACAATTTTGGGTTGTCGTAAACGTCTTTAAGTTTAGCTATATGATATTCATCATGGAAAAGCGGTGAAAAGTTGATCTTATCAAGATTGTCCGGAATCTCGAAGCGCCATCTATCATCTTTTCCTTTAAGCCAGCCCGTAGCTTCCCAGATTTCATCCGCATCTTTCCCGGCCGCTTCCATTTCCTGTGCCTTGACGAGTGCCTGTTGGTTTGCCGTCAGCGCGCGCTCTCCTGCCATTTGCGAAAAGCGCTTGTCTATCCCAAGTGCTTGCTGTATACTAGAGATAGAAAGAGAATGACTGGCGGTTATGGCGTGGTTGCTGCCTGCTTCGGCAGTGTGGCTGGGGAAACCTGGATACCGACGCACGCCAGCTTCTCTTTTATTTTTTTTCATCCATGCGTCCAGATTCTTATCCGTACTATAAAAAGCCGTGCGGATATAGATTAAGCTACCATTGGCGAACTCAACCGCCACGCCGTACATCTTTTGAGGCGTGACGATTTTTAATGCAACGGATTCACCGCGTGGCCTTTTCGCCTGCTTTGACAATACGGCTTTTTGGATACCATTCTTCATGCCTTCGAGTATCTTGTGCCAATCCTGCTTTGACAACGGGTGATTCCCTTTTTGGACGTGCACAACATCGTCAGAAGTAATGCGTACTTTGTAGCCGTTCACATCGTAATCAAAATAGCTCTTACCGGATTTTCCCTGCATGACATTGTCAATGAATTTCGATAACGTATCGGCCGGGTTTCGGTACATAGCAGATTGCGCATATTCCGCATATTCCGGCGTGTGTTTCTCTCCCGTCTCCAGCCCGTACCGCTCCCGCATATAGTCGAGGGCGGTGTATTTTTTGCCCGTCTTCTTGCTGATGATGTCCGCCACGATGTCAGCATGACGCGCGAAGAGGATCGCGTCCATGCGTGCCGCCCGCGCGGGCGCGCCGCCGACGTCCTGGAGCTGGTGCATAACGGTACGATAGACATGGAAGCCGTCTTTGCTCAGTCCTTCCGTGAGTTCCATCTCAACGCCGTTGAGCTGCCGCGCTTCCTGCTTGATGTCGTCGAGGGTGGCGATCTTCTTCTTCAGGTCTTCGATTTCTGGTTTCATCGCCGCCATGCCGTCCGCTTCTTCTTTCGTCGTCGGGATGAAGCCTTCGACTTTCGGCGCGCTTTCGTCGCCCGTCGTGAGGGCGATGGCCATGTCTTCGAGTTCCTGTGCCGTCGGTTTCCTGCCGAAAGTCTGATAGAAGTTCCGATACCACTCCGCGTTCTCCGTAAAGCGCAGCGTCTTCTTGTTGCCGTTCTCGTCCTCTGTTTCCATGTACTGGCCGCCCTTGCCCATGCCTTCTTTGAGCGCACGGAGTGCGGGCGCGAGGAGTTCGTCGAGCCGGGCGCGGTATTCCTTGCGCACGTCGTTCCATCCCTGCGCAGGGTTTTCCGGGTTCTGCATCATGACGGCCTGGAGCGCTTCGCGGCGCGCCATCGTCTCCGCACCTGCCTTTTCCTCCGGGTAGTATTCGTCAAGGATGGCTTGCTGCAGGTTCATCTGCCGACTGATGGACGCTTTCTCCCGCTCTTCCATCGCCGCGAGTGTCGCCTTTGCGTCCTTCCGCATCCGTGCGATGCTGTCCGCCTCCGGGGAGAAGGAGACGGATTCCAGGAGGTCGGGGCTGGACGCCGCCTGCGCGAACTGCTCTCCCGGCACGGTCAGAGTGCCCTTCTCGTCGATGGCGGTCTGCAGGTCTTCGTCGCTGATGTTCGCCGCCTTCGCGACGGCCTTGAGGTCGTCCATGCCGTTTTCTTTTTCGAGCGCCGTTTCTGTTTCGACGTAGACGGTGCCGAATTCCGTGTTCGCAAGCTGCTGGCGGATGACTTTCCTCTGGATGTCCTTGTTCTCTTCTTTGACATTTGACTGCGCGACAGCCTGCTGCAGCTGTTCGTACATGGCCGAGCCCATGAGTGTCTCCCGCTCTTCTTTACTGTACCGCGCCTCGAAGCGAGCGCGGTCTCTCATGGCGATGTTCTTCCCAATGCCGCCGGTCACGGTGCCGCCAAAGCCGGAGAGGACGCCGAAGCCGAACGACGCTGGGAGTGCCTCGAGGCTCGACTGCAAGCCGCGCGCCGCGATGTCGCGGAAACTGTAGACGCCGTTCGACGTGTCACCGGTGTCTGCCTCGATCTTGTTGTGTACGAGGTCGTCGGAGACGGACTGCAGGCCTTCCTCGCCCGCCTCCGAGGCCGTCACTTTGAGCACGTCCGCGCCTCTATCCATGGCGAACAGGCGCAGGCTCTCCTGCGCCGTCTGCCGTTCTGTCGCGCCCTTGATGATGTCGGCAAGCATCTTGTGCGTGTGCGGCGCTCCCTTGAGCGCCCGCAGTGCGACACCGAAGTTCGCCATTTCAATGCCCGCGTTGAGTGTGCCGGCGACGGTGGCGTAGTCCTTCGCCTGCGCGTCCGTGAGCAGGGGATTTCCTTCCGCGTCTTCCATCTCCTTGTATTCGGCGTAGTCCTGTCCGACGGTCGGACGGCGCATCCCTTCGAGCATGCCGAGTTTCGCGCCGGTCTCTCCCATCGTGCGGGCGAACGACGCTCCGCTGCTGTAACGCGCGAGGTTCGAGAGGAAGAGGTAGGCGAAGCGCGTCGCGCCTGTCGCTCCGCCAGCGAGCGCGCCTGCCGCCGTGCCGACGCCTGGCAGCACGGAGCCCGTCCCCGCGCCCGCGGCCGATGCCGCAAGTGTCCAGGCAGCGGCGTCCTGCCCCGCCTCCACGAACGATTGATACATCATCGGCGTTGAGGACGCTACGCCGCCCACGATGGCCGCGAGCGGATCGTCGAATACGGAGGGCAGGGTTTTCTTCTGGCTCTTCAGCTGTTCTTCGAGCTGCGCCGCCCGCGCTAGGTCGTTCTCGTCCGCCTTGCCCTGCATGATCTTGTACTGGAGGTTTCCGTACTCTAGTTCCTTGTTCCCATACTCGAGCATAGTCTGCCAGCTGTCGATGACACCGTGCGTCCGCCGCACCTCGTCGATCTGATGGAGCGCGAGCGCCGCGTCCTGCGGGCTCATATTCGCGATGTTCCTGAGCTCCGGGTATTCCTGCCATACGGCGTCCATCGACCACGGCGCGTCTCCAAGAACAGCTTTCTGCTTCTTGGCGTAGTCGTATACTTCGAGCGCCGACTTCATCGCCTGCGTGTCCGCGAGTGCGGCGTCCGCAGGGATGCCAGTCAGCGCCTCGATCTGCCGTGCCTTGGAGAGTTTCTGCTCGTCCGACATAAAGTAGTCGATGAACGTACTCGTATCACGCATGTTCTGCGCGCTCTCGCTTCCGTTCTCCGCCGCGTCGTCCTCTACGGCACCGATGCGCTCGCGGAGAGGGCGCGTGAACGATCCCGCTGTCTCCCAGAGACTTTGCCCGAACTGCGAGCCTTCTTCCTGGAGGGTTTCGACGGCCTGCTGCTGTTCGGAGTAGTCTCCCGTCTCATTGGCCTCTTCTACCTTGTCCGGCGTATAGGCCGCCGTGATGGCCTGCTCCTGCGCCATGAGGCGCCCGTAGGCGTCGGGGATACTGGATACCGCCTCGCCTACGGCCTGCGCCGTCTCGCTGAGGATGTTCCCCGCGGCCTCATTGGATTCCAGCGTTGCCTCATTGGCGAGTTCCTGCCCCTTCTGGTATGTGGCCGGATCTGTGAGCAGCGCCCAGAAGCTCGGTTTTTCTTCGGCAGGTGCCGGGCTTTCCTGCTCTTCTTTCTGCCGATTGAGTTCCCCGACATATTCCGAGTATCCTTCTCTATCAAATGCCATAATTAGCCCTCCTCTTCTTCATCGTCAGATGTGTCTCCCTGATATTCCTTGCCCGTGTACGATGGATCCACCTTGGACAAGATGATTGCCGCCGCCGTTGCGCTCATGCCATTCTGCCGCAGGTGATTGTACGCGCCGACGAGCCCGTTTGCTTCGATGTCGTCTGTGAGGTTCGACTGGAACTCCGAGTCGCTTTCATACGTCGTCACATCGTCCGCGTCTTCCGCGCTTAGTCCGCCGCCGTCTTCGAGGATATTCCCCGCGTTCCTGTATCCAAACATCGCAGATGCAGAAATGCTGCCGCCCGCCTCGAGCGTGTAGGCCATCTTGTCAATGTTCTTCCCTGCGCCCGAAAGCGCCTTCGCCGCGGCTGCTCCGCCTCCACCGGCATATCCTCCGCCGCGCGAACCGCCGCTTGCACTTGCCCTTGGTGCCGGGTAGTACGTGTTGATAGCGCTTTTTACCGCGCTATATCCGCCCGGCGTCAGCTGTGATCTGTTCTGCTCAAGAATGTTCACGGCGGCCTCCCGCGAGCCCGCGTCCCTTACAAGCAGTTCCACGGAGTCTGTAAAGTCCTGCTCTTTCTGCTTCTTCGCCCGGAGCTCGTCCGAGTACGCCGCTTCGAGGCGCTTGAGCATCGCGTCTTGCTTCACGGGATCGTAGGCACTCACCTGGTGCCCGCCGCGTCCGGCAAGGGAGGACGTGTCGAGTTCTTCCCCGTTGTCGCTGAAATGGAAGTTCTCGCCGTCCGCGTATTGCTCGTTTCCGTAGCCGTCGTATTCGTTGAATGGGATGAGACCGACGTCTCCCGCGTGCTCCTGCAGCCACTCCAGGCGCTCTGGATGGCGCTTGAGGCTGTCCATCGCGATGTCGAAGGCCGCGCCCTGGTAGTGCTTGCTCCCCTCGTTGTGGCCCCCCGTTGCCGCGCCCGCCGTGACGTAGAACGACTCGTAGTCTCCCTCCTGCCCGAACTGTTTCTCATAGAGCGCCGCGAGCGCCTGGAGTTTCGTCCAGGTATTGTGGTTCAACCCCGTTACTTCGTCTTCTTTGCCGCTCGCGACCTGGTAGTAGATATGGTTTCCGATGTCGATGCCGCCGCTCGCCGCAGCGCTCTTGTATTTCTCGAGGTTTTCTTTGACCTTCTTGAGGTAGCCCTGTGTCTCGCTGTATCCATACGCCGCGCCGCTCTTTACAGCCTCCGGCCCGGCGTTGTACGCCATGATGGCCTTGTCGACGTCACCGCCGAAATCTGAGAGGAGCTGCGCGAGGTATTTTGCGCCGCCCTGGATGTTCTGTGCCTTGTCGTTTGCGTCCACGCCGAGGCTTTGCGCTGTCCCCGGCATGAGCTGCATCATGCCGATCGCGCCCGCCGGAGAGACGGAGGACTGCTTGTAGCCGCTCTCCGCGGAGGCGACCGCCGCCACGAGCGCGGGATCGACGCCGTATTCCTGCGCCGCCGCGATGATATCATTGTCCGTGTCGCCGTCTCCGCTGTACGACGCGGTGCCTTCCTGCCATCTCATAGCGTTCGCCCCGTACTTCGCCTCGATAGCGGCCTTTCCTTTCTCGAGATTGATGCTTCCGTCCGGGTTGCGGCAGGCGGCGAGGATGCTCTGGAAGTCCTTGTTGTCCACGCGTATGTCCTTCTGCTTCTTGATGGACGTGTAGATCCGGTTCCATTCCGACTGATCCATGTCCTTGCGCCAGAACGTCAGCATACTGTCCGCCCGGTCGATCTCGCCCGCGTCGATTGCCGCCTGCGCTGCGCCGCCGATGACCTTTGTCGTGGCGTCACGGTTCGCGGCTTCTATCTGCTCGCCGCTCCAGCCGAGCTGTTTCCCGCGCGCGAGGATGAGGTTCTTTGATGAGTTCACCATGGTTGTCGGGAAGCCGTCGATGCCGTAGTTCAGCGCTGCGAGTTGTGCGTCCGTGTCAAGCGAGCTCTTGAAGTTCGCGTCCCGCACGTTCTCCCGTTCCTGCATTTCCTGGCTTGCAGCGATGCGCTGGAAGTTCGCCATGTTCTCGTTGAGGTTGCCGCGGAGGGCGAAGCGCACGCGCCCGTTGTAGTCCTTGGATACGTCGTCGAACGTGTCGCGGATGGTCTTCGTGACGCGTCCTGTGAGTCCCTGCGCGTTTTCGCCCACGCCCGCCTCGAGGAGTCCGTTCTCGCCGTAAAACTTATCTGTGAGGGCAGTCATAATCCTGTTGCGCGCGTCCATCGTGTCGGCGGCGTCCTGATCGTCCTGCAGCTTCTGCGCGACCTTCGCCGTCTGTCCGACTGCCGAGCCGAGCGCGCCCCATTCCTTGCCGCCTGTGCCGAACGCCATCTCGTCCCTTGGTGCCTGCACGGCAGGCGGGCTGATTATATTCCTGTTCACCGCCGGTTCGTAGGTGCTGAATTTCACGGTTCGTCCCTCCCTTTACCACCCGAAGTTCTGGAAGCTATACGGATTCTTGCCCGGCTGTGTGAAGAAGCTCTTTCCTGTGAGCAGATTTCCGCCGTTTCCCGACGAGATGAGGCTATTCGACGCCGTGTTGGTGAGTGAGTAGCCATGCCCGAGGCTCGACGTCACGCCCCATTCTGGACTGCTTGCCTTGCTTGCAGCTGCTGCACCGCTTCCGGGCGTTGCCGTGAGTCCGTAGATACTCGCCGCCGTGCCGAGAATCGTGCTGACGCCCTGCCATTTTGCCGCCCGCTTGACGTTTCCCGCAGCCGCCCGCGCATTTGCCGCCTGTGTGAGGTAGTTCGTCTGCGCAACGCGCGAGTTGTAGTTGTCGTTCCGCTGATTCCAGAGGCTGTCCTCCTGGTCCTGCTGATAGGCCGAGAGGCCGGAGCTCAAAATATCCATCGCGGAGCCGGAGAAGCCAATCCCCGCAGCGCCTGTTTCCGCCCGCTGTGCGCCTTCCGCGAGGCGTTGACGCGTGCGGAGCTGGTTCGCCTGCCGCGCGTAGTTGTCGGCGATCTGTTCCTGTTTCTTTCCCTCGATTCTCGCGGTCTGTTCCGCCGCGTCCGCTTGGGCGCGGTATGCCGCCTCCTGCTGCTTCGCGGCCTGCTGCTGGCTCTTGTACTGGAGCGCGCCGCCGAGCGCAGCGAGGCCTGCGATCACACTGCACATGTTTATTCCCCCTTGATTTCAAACGGATAGAATTTCTCTCCTTCGAGCTCGAACGGTTGCAGGAACTCCGCCCCGCACCAGGTGAGCCATTTCAGCGCGTCCTGGTTGAACGCGCCCACGGCGTTGTAGAGCTGCCCGTATTTCCTCGCCCATCGTTTCAGGATGACGCGCGACTCCAGAGCAAACGGCAGGAAATGGCGCTTGACTTTCTCCGTGCCGAGGCACCAGATCAGCCTCCCCGGCTTCCCCTGGATTTCCCGTTTCCCCCATACGGCGATGAGTGCGCCGCCGCGCTTTTCCCGCGCGGCCCACGCTTCGTCACTCATGAAGACAGACTCTCTCACTTCCAGCGCTACGTCCCGCGTCCAGGCAGAGATTTCCCTGCTGTCAATGTCTCTGAGATTTTCGTAGAGTTCTTCTGCCGCAATGAGTTTTTCTTCCTGCGTGCGCAGCCGCTTGATGGTGTATGCTTTAGCCACCGAATGTCACCGCCCTTATGATTGCTGAGAGTGTAAACGGATAGGGTTCCGTGTGCCGGATATAGACGCGCCCGAGCGTGTCGAATCCTCCGATGGGGAGGTTTACCCGCTTGTCCCCCGAGAAGAGCGTCGGCTCTCCGAGCTCGAGCCGCCCGCTTTCGTAGATGATCGGCAGCAGGTTCCCGCCCGACGGGCCTACCTCCCCGCCGTAGCTGTTCGTGAGACGCAGGATCGCGTTCGTGACGGCCTTCTTCCTTCCTTGTAGCGTGCCGGTCTCCGTTGCGCCCGCGTCGAAGTTCGGCTGCTCTAATATCATTGTGTAGGGCAAGCCAACGACGATTTCCTTTGACGCCTGCGGCAGGGTGATCTTCCCGCCCGTTACCTTCATGGGCTCGAAGAGGTAGCCGTCGCCGATGGCGCGCACCGTCTTTCCTTCCAGGTGTTCCAGGCCCGTGATGTTCATCGCCGCTTCCTGCAGCTCGTAGCGCACGGCAGCGTCCATCATGCAGTAGTCTTCCTGGTCGTCGCTCTCGCCGCTATCAGTGTCGAACCGTTCGAGGTAGCGGACGGTCTGCCCGTTTACTTCTCGCCGGATGACGAGATAGACGAGATCATTGTTTCCGTCGCTGATGGCTGAGACGGATTCTACCACGCCGTCCGTCTTGATGTGGCTCCAGCCGAATACCTTTTGGTCTATGAGATACGTCAGGCAGAGCAGCACGCCGTCGTCCCGCACGAAATAGAGCGTGCTGTCCGGCTCCTGCGCGTAGTCCGCCTCCTTGATTTCGTGCCCTTTGATGAGATGTTTCGCAAGCAGCGTGAGGTCTGTTCCGCCGTAGCTGTCTGTGTCGTAGCTGTATCCGACGTCTCGCACGATCGAGCCGCGCCGCTGCACGTAGACGGTGCGCGCGCCGATGTGCAAGGGAGTTACGCCCGAGATGCCGTAGTTTTCCTGGTTCCTGGGCGTGATATTGGTCGGCTTTACGGTCTCCGCGCCCGAGATTGACCAGGTGTTGCCCTCCGTGAATACGAGCAGGTCGTTTCCCGCCGTCATGTGCTCGATCTCGAAGGCCTGCAGGGAGAGCAGGTCGGCCGTGATGCCGGAGTCGTCCGTCACGGTTCCCGATTCTTTCTCCACTTCGAAGTTCTCGTAGTCTCCGCTCCTGCTCATCCAGATTCTTTGCGGGTGCTTCGCGCATCCTCCGAGCACGAGACGGTCCTGGAAGAATGTCGCGCAGCATGGGAAACCGTTCGCCGCGTTCCAGGCGCTGATATACCAGTCCTTCGTCGCCTCCGTACTGCCGAAGTCCTCCTTCCGAGTAACGGCTGTTGCCGATGTCGCAGACGTGACCGCTGTGATCTGTGCGTAGCCTGTATGCGTGTAGGGGTAGCTCGAGAGATCCGCCGTGCATGTGCCGCTCGTCGTAGAGACGACGAGGCGCAGCATTTCGTAGTCTTCCACGCTCCCCGACTCCGTGGGGTTTGTGTCGCCTTTCGCCGTGTAGGACCGGAGTTGTTTCCATTCCCCGCCATCCACGCTTTTCTGGATTGTGACCGTCCCCGTCCATGTGCCATGCGTGATGATCTTCCAAGTCGCACCGACCTTGATCGGCGCGCTCACGCCGCCCGTGCATGTGACGGTTGTTCCGCCGACTTCCTGCTCGAGCTTCACCCATGCGCCCACATGCCCGGCCTGGAATACGTCTCCCGTCGCTGTGAGTGTGACGGCGCCACCCGTGGCCGACGGCGCGATCTTTATACTTTCGTTCGCGTTGATGTCGTCGAACGCCGGGGGCAGCCAGTCGATTTCCTTGAGTGTCCACGAGGTATCACCGTAGCGCATGAGCTTTTCGACCGAGTGCGCCCCCGAGCAGATGTAGAGAACGTCGATAGACTGCACGAAGCGCAAGTTCGGCAGGTCGTCGAGTGTATACGGCGTGGCGATTTCCACGCCGAGGTATCTCCCACCGCGCCACACACGCACGTAACCCGCGCCGAACTCGAGGAGATAAGAGAGCGAGGCCGTGAAGCGAAACTTGTAGAGCCGCACTTCTCCGTTCCCTTTTGTTGTGCCGCAGTAGATCAGTCCGGGGCGCTTTCTCACAGATCCGTAGGGTCGGATGTTCGCGTTTTCCGCCCGGAGCAGGGAGAGCTGATATTTCTCGATATCGACGCGGCTTGCCACGTCAGCCGAGATTTCTCCGCCGGTGAAGGCGGGCTGGATTGCATAGTATTCCGTCGGCTGCATTTCTCATCACCTCGCTAGAATCTTGCGCGCGCGTAACCGTCCGGGTAGCGCGTGCGGCGCTGCGCTTCTACGACGCTTTCCCACTTCGCTTGTGTTACCGACATTTGCGCGAGCTGGAGATTGGTCTGCATGAGGCTCGCGTTTCCTGTGAGCGCCATGGCGATGTCGCTTGCCAGCAGATGGGAAAATCCTGCAATAAACTCCTCGCTCATCATGTCCGGATCTTTGATGTCGGCTGTGTAGCTGCACCATGCTTTTTCTACGTCTGTCGCTACGGCGCGGCGGACGCCTGTCGCGGCCATCACGCAGTAGTCGCGTGGATGTTCCTCTTTGTACGGAGCTTCTCCTTCTTCGTAGACGTAGTAGATTTTCAGGCATTCTTCCGGGTAGGCGTAGGCGAAGTCGAAGCCGGGTACGGTTTCATCGAGCAGCGCGAGCTTCTTCTCCCGTGCCGCGAAGCTCCAGTTGTACATGCCTAGCAGTCTCCGCCTGGTGTGTTCGTAGTGGATTTTGCACTGTTTCGCGGCTTCACTGCTTTCATCCATGCTGACGATGCCGCCGACTGTGATATGTGAGAGCGCCATGTTGCAGATATCGGTGTTTGTGATTGACATTTCTTCTCCCTCCTTTGCAAGCGACGCGAGCAATTTCACGTCGTTTGCAAAGGACAGGACTGTTTTTCAGTCCTGCCCCGCAAGTCACCAGTCGATATTGTCGTCCACGACGAGCGCCGCGCTCACCGTGCCCGCCGTGTAGGTCGAGGTCACGACGAGGCGCATATAGCCGAGATCGCCGCGCGGCACGCTCACAGAGAGCGGCACTTTGTCATAGGTGCCGAGTACGACGGGCGAGGTGAAGGCCTCGTCTTTCGCCGTCTGGAGCACGGTTTTCGCCGTGCCTCCCTCCGAGCCGCCCTTGACGCGCAGTACGAGGTGCAGCGGATCGCCCGCGTCCCCGGCACCGGTCTTGACGACCTCCGAGGTGAGGTCCGTGGCCGAGAGCGCCTTGTTTTCAAAGAACTGGTTTTCGCCGTCAATGATCATGATGATTCCTCCTTTCGTTATGCCGTGGCGACCGCCGTCTCCGTTTCGGTGATGGCGTCGCACTTCTTGATTTCAATTCCAGAGAGGTAGAGCCGCGGGACGTCGTTCATGATGTCCTGGCGCGTGACGTACACGTTGTTCTTGTCGAGCAGGTAGAGCTCGAAGAAGTTGTACACGTTGTCCGAGACGTAGAGTACGACTTTCTTGTCGCGGTTCTGGATGTTTCTCACGCGGTTTTTCGCGACGATGAATTTCTCCACGAGCTTGAGTTTATCCCCGCTGCTGAGGGAGCCGAGTTTCGCGCAGTCGATGTTGCGCACGGCAGCATTGGCACGGATGTCCTGGACGGCCATGCCGACGTCCCACGTGAAGAGCGTCGTGAGCGCCTGGTATTCGCGCCCGTCCGCGTCCGTCACAGTGTTCTCGCCGAGGTCGCGCATCTTGAGCCCCGCCTGCGAGTGCTTGGGGAAGATGCCTGTCGTCGCGTGCGATCCCCAGCCGACGAACCATGCCGAGGTGTTGAGTGCGCCCGTGTTGGCCGTGCCTGCGGATACGACCTGATAGCCCGCTTCATTCCTGTTGCCGCCCGCGACGTTATAGCGCATGGAGAGGCCGTTGAACTGATCGAGCGTGTCGTCACTGTCGCCGTAGAAGATGTTCGCAGCCACCGCGTCCGAGAAGCCCGCGACAAAGGCGGCGTCCTCGCTGCGGCGGAACTGCTCTTTGTCCGGTGCGAGCTTGACGGCCATCACGTCGACCGTGGAGCGGTCTTCGAGCGTGATGCAGGTGTCCTGCACCTGGCGCGTCGTGCTCTTGTGGCGTGCGACGCCGCGGTTGATGTGGCGCACGGAGGGCGTCGGGATGGATGCGCGGATGGTCGTGCGGTTACCGGTCGGCAGGTTGCCTTCCTTCCACACGATGTCCTGCATGATGGGGTTCGAGTTCATGAGCGCCTCCACGATAAAGTCGATACTTCCATCGGGGGCGAGTCGTTTCTTCCAGTCCGTCAGCGTGAGGGACTGTGCACCGAGAATTGCCATTTTCTAGTTCCTCCTTTGGGTCAGTAGAGATTGAAGTTTGTATTGCCATAAATCGGGGCGTCACCGCCTGTACCACCGCCAGCGCTGTGGCCGTGGTCCTCGCCGATGAGCTCCCCGAGCATCGCCATAGCCCGGATGACTTCGATACGGTTCCCCGCGCCGGTTTCGTCGAACGCCTGCCGGAGGCCGGGGATCTTCCTGTCGAGCGCCTCCATGGCCACGCCGCATTTCGCGACGGTCGGGGCGAAGTCCGCGCCGAGTTCGGTCTTTGCTTCCTCCGCCCAGTGGGATCGCTGCTGCTGCATCGCCTGCATTGCGGCGTCCGCGTTGCCTTTCATGAGGTTCATGCCGTAGGCCGCGATCTTGCTTGCCTGTTCCTGTGTGAGTCCACACTCCTTGGCAATCGCGCCGTATTCGCCCGCGCTTTTCTCGTCGTATTCCATACCCTCCGGCACGATGGATTTGAAGTCGTAGGTTTCAGGCGCGCCGTTTCCGGTTTCGCTTTTCTGCGGTTCGCCGCCCTGCGCCCCTTCGGCGTTTCCAGCGCTCTCTTCCTGTGGTGCAGATTCCGCTGTCTGCGGCGTGGGGGTTGCGCCGCCTACGATGGAGCCACCCGCAGCAGCGCCATCCGGTTCGCCTTCTTCCGCGAATCTCTGCAGGTGGAATCTAAATTCGTTCATGCTGTTCTTCCTCCTTCGCTTGTTCTTCATAGAGTTTGTCGATACGGTCTTTGTAGGCCCAGTATTCTTCTTCGGCGATCTGCGCGCTTTTCCGCCCGGGGTTCCCCAGGCGCATGATGTTTTCGCGAAGGACGAGGCCGATCCGGCGCTCCCCTTCCCAGACGAGGGCCGTGTTCGGCTTGCTTTCGTCGGGGCAGGTGGTGCCGAACATATGGCACCTTTCGAGGAGGCGCATGTAGAGCCATCGCCCGCGCGCATCCGCGACGAGGTATTCCATACTTTCTTTGTCTTTCTGCTCAAGTTCCTGCGCGATGATTTTCCCGAGTTTCTGCCGCCGGGCTTCATCCGCTCCGCTGAAGGTGTATTCCATGCCACGCCCTCCTTACGATTGCGCCTGCGGCGCGCCCATGCCGTCCATGCCCATGAGCTGCTGCAGGGCCGGGTTGCCATTCGCCGCGGCCTCCGTGGCGTTTTTGGCGGCTTGCGCGGCGGGCGCGGCCATCTGGACCATCTGCGCGGCCTGCGCTTCCTGCTGTGCCTGCTTCGCCGCTTCTTGCTGCTGCTGGATGATTTCTTTGTATTCGTCGTCCGTGCGCTTGATGGCGGCAGGCGCGCCGACCATCTCGAAGTAGCGGTTGACGGCTTCGCTGAAGTCGACTTTCGCAAGGATTCCTTGGTCAGCCTGCGCGAGCTGGAAGAGGAAGCCGATCGCCTGCTCGATGTTGACGAGGCCGCCCATCTTCTGCGCCTGCGCGAGCGGACTGATGTATTCGATCTTGATTTCTTCGCGTGCGAGTGTCTGCGCTAGCTCTTCGTCCTCCGGTGCAGGGAATACGCCCGCCCGGTCGAGGATGTTGTAGACGCGCTCGATGATCCGCCCGAGGAACTCGAATTGCATCCGCTGGACGACTGGCCCGAGCTGTTGCATCTTTTCCTGCGTGCGCTCCATGACTTCGCGCGCTGTCATGTTTTTGTCTTCCATCTGGTCGAGCATGAGGAAGAGGTCGGCGCTGTAGGCGCGCTTGATTCTTCCCTCGAGGTCTACGATTTTTTCCTGGAGTGCCTGGATGTTCGTCTGCACCTGGAAGAGAGGCTTCACGCTGTCGGCCTGCTGGGCGAAGGTTTTCCCGCCCGGCACGAGGTTGATTCCCTTGTTCATGTTCTCCGCCGTCGTCACCATGGGAGGCTTGACTGAGAGCTCGATGGCGGTGAGCATGTCTTTTTCTAGGAGTTGGAGCCCCTTGCTGTCCCCTTCTGCAAACCACCCCGGGCCTTTGCCGTAGGCTTCGTTCCCCGTGATCTGGTAGCGCGCCACGACGACAGGGAACTCGTAGAAGCCGCCCGCATAGAGGTATTCCCCCGGCGCGCTGTCCTCGAGGTAGTAGAGCGAGAGGTACGGGAGGTACTGCCGCCCGAGTCTTTCGGGCTGGTAGTGCTTGTTCGGCGCGACGTACCAGACGACTTTATGGCTCTGTGAGATGCCTGTCCCGTTCGAGAGTTCGTTCTTGATGTGCTCCGGGAGGCAGTCCATGCCGAATTTGTCGGCGAGTTGCTGGGCCGTCATGCGATATTTCCGGCAGAACCGCGTAATGTCGCCGTCAGGCCCTGCCTCAAGCGCGTATGTCCCGACGGTGTAGGGCTCGAAGTGGACGCCGTAGCGGCTGTCTGGGAAGATGGCCATAGGCGCCTGTCCGTAGGCGAGTTCGAGGTAGCAGGAGTGCACCGCCGTGTAGAAGTTGCTCTTCTCTAGGACGTCGTTCATGATGTCGATCCGCTGGTCGAGGAGCTTCCCGACATTCGAGTTGTCCGCGAGTTCTTCGTTGCCGAAGGAGAGACGGAACCAGCGTCTCGAGGGCGGCGTGAGTCCGCTCATGACGCCGGCCGCAAAGATCTGGTTTGACTGCCAGGCGCACCCGTGGTAGATGTGCTGGTCTCTTCGCTTCGCGCGGGCCGACTCGTCGTCTTCGCCGTCAAAGATGCCGATGTATGGCAGCTGGTAATCGCGGATGGATTTCCAGCGCGTTTCATAGTACAGGCGCTTCCGCTCCATCTCGCGCACTCTCTGCCGCGCTTTGCGGCTGATTTCCACGAGCGGCATGTCCTGCGCGCCGTCTGCTTTTCTTACGCCCTGCGGCGGGAAGCGCGCGGGGCCTTTCTTGACGTTTTCCATGTTGAGTTCTCCTTAGCCGAGTGTCGTTCTCGTTAGGTCGCTCCCGCCGGACGCGAGTCCGCCGAGGATGCTCCTGTCATTCGAGAGGTTGTTGTTTCCCGAGCCGCGTTTCTTGCGCTGCTTGTTTCCTGCCGACGTGTCGACGTCGACATCTGCCGACTGTACCGCCGTGGGTACGGGATCTGTTTTCGGGGCTGAATAGCTGCCTCCGCCTCCTCCGCACATGGTGATCACCTCCTTTCGTTGTCAGATGGGCGAGTAGTCTGTATTGCAGGACATGCCGCCCGCAGCCAGCTGCGCTTTCGGGAATACTGGCAGGGCGAATGTGAGTGCGAGCGCGTCCGCGATGTCCGGGGATTTGCCAAGGCGCTCTTTGATTTTCTCTTTCGGCTCGAGCTTCATGCGGTTCGCCGCGTCGAAGCTGTATTCCGGCGTGACGAGTTCGGTCTTGAGTTCCGGCACGTCCGGCAGCGCGCCGCCCGCATGGAGCCAGGCGCGCATGTTGTCCCACATCTCCGTCCGCCGGTTGACGTAGCGCCGGTCTTTCGTCGCACGCCCACCGAACGGTACTTCCGTGACGTCGTAGCCGAGTTGCCTGCAGCGGTCTATGACGCCTTCGCCGCGACCAGAGTCGACGAATACGGCGTCTGGATGCCAGCGATTGATTTCGTCGATGAGCCGCGCGGCAAAGTCCATGTTGTCGATGGAGCGGTATACTTTCGGCTTGAAGGCGACGAGGCCCTGCCGCCGCATGATGACGCAGGAATCATTGCCGAATCGCGCGACGTCGACGCCGAGGATTTTCGGTGCGCTCTCTGCGTCTGCTGCATTGTAGGTTTTCTTGCTCGCCGCGGTCACGGCATCGATGGCGATGAGGATGTTGTAGGCGCTCGCCGTGAAATCGCAGTAGAGTTCTTGCCGGACGGCTTCATCGCTCATGTCCTTCTGCATGGACACGAGTTCTTCCGGGCCGTACCGCCCGCCCTCGTCAAACACACCGGATTCATCGGCGCGGTATACGCAGCAGTACCAATCCGGTTCTTTCTGCGCGCGCTGGTAGATTTCGTAGAACTGGTTCTGCCCCTTCGGTGTGCCAATGAATACGGCCCAGCCCTTGCGATCGGCGAGTGCGGCGCGCAGGACTTCATTCCAAAGTTCCGGCTTTATCTGCGCGTACTCGTCGAGGATTACGCCGTCCCAATATGTTCCGCGCAATGCGTCCGGATGATCCGCGCCGACGATATAGATTCTCCCGCCCGGGGCTCCCTTGTAACGCGTAGGAAATTCCACGAATAGTTCTGACTCATTGACGCGCATCCCCGGTATGACGTGCGTATAGTATTTCAAGTAGTTCCAAGCGATGAGTTTTGCCTGGTTGCGAAATGGCGCGATGTAGGCATACATTGGCGATTTTAATTTATTCTTCACGCACATCTTGATGATGTGGTTGACGGTGCCGACGGTCTTGCCGAAGCGCCGATGCGCGACGATGACGCTGAATCTATGCGTCTCGAGGTTCGGGTGGATCACCGCCCGCCATATTCTCTGCGGCCGGTACGGGATCGTGATCTTGTTCTTCTTCGTCTCGTTCATCTTCGAGCGCTCCTTCCTCCCAGTTGATTTCCGACGAGCCGTCTCCTACGTTTTCCTGCTGCACGCGTTCTTTGTACTTGTCGGGGAACGCGCCTTTGAGCAGGAAGGTGAGCAGGAGGTCGGAGTAGACTTTCTTTGTCCCGACTTTTTCGCCTTTGTAGTAGATTTCTACGTCGCGCCCTTCGACGGCACGGTGGAAAGCCTCTTCTTCGAGGAGGTCGGCGGCCATCTTCTTGGCCTTTTGGTAGGCGATGGCGTAGTCCGTGTCTTCTTTGAGCCAGAAGTAGTGGGCCTGCCGCGAGATCCCGGCTTTCTGTGCCGCCCGCGAGATGGTTCCGGTCTCTGCTAGATAGTTTAGAAATTTGTTTTTGTCTTTTGAGCGGATGAATCTGTAAAGTTTTTTTCTCATTTCCGCCTCCCCCTTTCTCTAGGTTTTGCAAGGCTTGGCGCTTGTTTGCCGCGCCTGCTTTTTCTGCCCTTTTTCAGGCTGTAAAGAAAACTCCCACGCGAAAGGCCCCGGATTTCTCCGAGGCCTGTGCTTGCGTTCTCTGTTGTTTTCACGATACTAGTTTACCGCATTTTCCGGGGAATAAAGTGCTGCCCGAAATTATTTTTTTATTCTCAGTGCGACGTTGACGGTACGGCTGATGATGTCCTGCCACCAGCTTTTCACTGTTCGTTCCGCGAGCCAGTAGCAGGGTGCGAGGTATTGCTTTTCCATCGCGTCCGCAAAGATTCTCTGTGTCATGGCCACCCATCCCGGCCGCCCGCAGCCAAAGCCATTCCCTTTCCGCGTTTCTGCTTTCCGTCGCGCGGCAAGGAAGAGGAGCTTCCGCCCATCCATGCCTCGCTCGACGATCTCGACGGCCTGCAGCCAGCGAAGGGCGTCGCTTTTCGCGTCGTATGCTTCTCCGCGCAGAACGGCGTGCTCCACGGGGTTCTTTCTTTTCTTGCTTTTCCCGGCGCTTATGTATTCGCACCGCCCGTCCTGGTATTTCTTGAGTTCTTCGGTGTAGGCGAGCAGGTAGTGCTCGGCTTTTTCGCGATCTGCTGCCATTTCTCGCTTAATGGCGATGGCTTCTCCCTGACTGACAAGCGTCACTCCGCTTTCGCCTCCTCCGGTGCGGCTTCGACGTAGCCGCTTTTCACCCACGCTTCGGCGAGGGCGTCTGTTTCGCGCACGGGATGCCCGCAGACGGTTGCGGGTTTCCCCACGATTGATGCGTCCTTTGCGATCCGTGATGCTTTCTCAGTCCAGACGTATATGCTCATGCTCTTATCCTCCCGTATAGATATAGCAGCAGGGCCGCTATGATGATTTCGGCGATTGTGTCAGTCATGTCGCATCTCCTCGATGATGTATCTTCGCGCGATGGCAGCGCAAACAAGCCCGTTAGCTGTGAGCCACAGCCCACAGACGAGTGCCGCGATCGGGTGCTGCATCAGTATGTCCGTTATGCTTGCCACCTCCTTTCCGGGGCGTTTCCGGCAGGCGCTCGAAGACGGCGACTTGCAGCGGGTAGCCTTCCGCCGTGCGACCACAGTAGGTGAGCGGCTTGATGACGGCATAGCCTGGCGGCGGGATGATCTCGTCGCGGTACGTTTCTGCCCGCGTGACGCAGGTCTTTTTCGGCTCGCGCCGGATGAGGTTGCGGCTCGGCATGACGCGCCCGCTGCCGGTTTCCTTGTCGACGTCTTCTTTTACGAAGTACTCCATGAGTTTCTTGGCGTCCATCATGCCGCCCTGGTAGACTTCGACGCGCACTTTCCCCGCTGGCCACGCGGCTTGTACTTTCTGCATCTCCTCCACGGAGAGCGCCGGGATGAGGA